GTACCTGTAGCACCAGTTGCTCCGGTACTACCATTTGATCCGTTGACACCAGTAGCACCTGTAGCACCAGTTGCACCTGTACTACCGATTGTACCAGTTGCACCAGTAGCGCCAGTTGTTCCTTGTACGCCAGTAGCGCCTGTAGCACCAGTAGTACCTATGTATCCTGTAGCACCCGTAGTACCTTGATATCCTGTAGCGCCTGTTGCTCCGGTAGTTCCCGTATAACCAGTTGCTCCGGTAGTACCTTGATAACCTTGCGGACCTGTTGCACCTTGAATACCATTGACTAATGCTAAGAATAGTGCTTGAGCATTGCTAAAGTTACTAGTACCAGTTCCACCTGAACTTGCTAAGTTTACTGGTACAACCCAGTAACTGTTTGCTGCACCAGGATTTACATTTGTAGGCGTACCAGTGACAGTAAATTTTTGATAATTAGAACTGGATGATTGATCTTGTATTAAAATAGTTTCGGTAGCATCAATCAATGATAAGAATACATCAATATCAGTGTTATCGTCAGTTAGATGACTGATATTAATTTGAGTTGCAGTAATTTGAGATACTTGATTCCAAAGAAGGTCACCGTCTCCGGGATATCCTGAAGTTGATCCTGTATTTGCTCTGTATAAGAATAAACTTGTACTAGTGCCGGCTGCGCCAGTTGCTCCCATATATCCAGTAGCACCTGTACTACCTAATCCAGTTGCACCAGTCGCTCCAGTAGAACCAGTGTATCCAGTAGCACCCGTAGCACCTGTTGTTCCTATATATCCCGTAGCACCAGTAGCTCCAGTCGCACCTAATCCAGTTGCACCAGTAGCACCTGTACTACCAATCGTACCTGTTGCACCTGTAGCACCAGTTGCACCCGTTGATCCAATCGTACCAGTTGCACCTGTAGCACCTGTACTACCTATCGTACCAGTTGCACCTGTAGCACCTGTACTACCTATCGTACCAGTTGCACCTGTAGCGCCCGTACTACCTATGGTACCAGTTGCACCTGTTGCACCTGTACTACCAATCGTACCCGTTGCACCGGTAGCACCAGTACTACCATCATATCCAGTTGCTCCTGTCGCACCAGTACTACCATCATATCCAGTTGCACCGGTGGCACCTGTAGTACCAATGTATCCTGTAGCGCCAGTTGCACCAGTTGCTCCTTCTACACCAGTGGCTCCAGTTGCTCCGGTTGTACCTGTATAACCAGTAGCACCTGTAGCACCAGTACTTCCTGTATATCCAGTCGCGCCGGTTGCACCTGTAGCACCAGTTGCTCCTTGTATACCGGTAGCTCCTGTCGCACCTGTACTACCTATTTCGCCGGTTGCGCCTGTGGCACCAGTACTTCCTGTATAACCTGTTGCGCCTGTGGCACCAGTACTTCCAGTATATCCAGTAGCACCAGTAGCGCCGGTAGAACCAGTATATCCAGTAGAACCTGTTGATCCAGCTGGTCCTCTTATTTGACCAACATCATTCCATATTCCACTAGCTAAAACCCAAAGGTTACCTGTAGTTTGATCAATTACACCACTTCCATTTGCTGCGCCGGGAAATGCAGAATTCAATGTTGTTTGTGGATTATTTGGTGGATTTACATATACATTGGGAACGCTACCGATAATTGTCACACTTGTTCCAGTATCACCTTTGGGTCCAGTAGAACCTGTTGATCCGTTATAACCAGTAGCGCCAGTTGTTCCTTGTATTCCTGTAGCACCTGTTGCACCAGTACTACCAATCGTACCTGTAGCACCAGTCGCTCCAGTGCTACCTATTGTTCCTGTCGCTCCAGTAGCACCAGTACTACCAATCGTACCTGTAGCACCAGTCGCACCAGTAGTACCAGTATATCCAGTAGCACCTGTTGTTCCAGTGTAACCAGTAGCACCTGTTGTTCCAGTGTAACCAGTAGCACCGGTACTTCCTGTATATCCAGTTGCGCCTGTAGCACCAGTTGTTCCTATATATCCTGTCGCTCCAGTTGCGCCAGTGGTACCCACAACGCCTGTAGCGCCGGTTGCACCTGTGGTTCCTATATAACCAGTTGCGCCTGTAGCACCTGTTGCTCCTTCTATACCGGTAGCCCCTGTAGCACCTGTTGCTCCTAGTTGACCTGTAGCACCTGTAGCACCAGTGCTACCTATATTACCTGTCGCACCAGTAGCGCCGGTTGCACCTGTAGCACCTGTACTACCAATCGTACCTGTTGCACCAGTAGCACCGGTTGCACCTGTAGCACCTGTACTACCAATTGTACCTGTTGCACCAGTAGCGCCGGTTGCACCTGTAGCACCTGTACTACCAATCGTACCTGTTGCTCCCGTTGCTCCAGTTGCACCAGTAGTGCCAGTATATCCAGTAGCACCAGTTGTTCCAGTAGCACCCGTACTACCAATCGTACCTGTTGCACCAGTCGCGCCGGTTGCACCTGTACTACCAATCGTACCTGTTGCTCCTGTAGCACCTGTTGCACCTGTTGCTCCTAAACCTGTTGCACCTGTTGAACCAATGCCTGTTGCCCCAGTACTACCTATTGCACCAGTGGCACCTGTAGCGCCAGTTGCCCCTAATCCGGTTGCACCAGTAGTGCCGGGTAATCCTTGTATTCTCCCTACATCGACCCATGTCGCACCAGTCAATACCCAAAGTTTACCAGTATCATCAGCGATTACACCGTCGCCGTTGACAGCACTAGGAAAAGCGGCATTTAATGCTGCTTGTGGATTTGCTCCTACAGTAGGTATATTGCCTAAAATGTATATACCAGCACCAGTCGCACCTGTATCTCCAGTTGCACCTATGTATCCACCAGTTAACTGGAACCAATTGGCAAAAGTTCTACCTCTACTATTGTTATCTATGCTATTGATTCCAGGATAAGGACCAGGGCCCCATACCCTTACCGTATACGTTACTGCATCGTTTACTGTAACTGTATATCTGCTTGTGCCTTGTCCTTGAAATTGCACTCCATCTATGTATCCTGCTTTACCTTCACTATTAGCTACTAGTGTTCCTGAATCATTGAATAATCCATACGTACATTCTTGATCTACTCCCAAAGAAGCACTTACTTGAGTAAATAGACTCCATGTTCCGGCAGCTGGAAAATTGATTGATAGTACTATTGTTGATGTGTTTGGTGTAGTTCCCAATACAACACCATCGTAATATGCTCCTGTGGCTCCAGTAACTGGTGGCGCGTCAGATGGTAGTCTAGGTCCTGTTGCTCCAGTACCACCCACTGCTCCATATCCAGTAGATCCAGTTAGACCAGTGGCACCAGTCATGCCGGTTGCTCCAGTAGCACCTAATCCAGTAGCTCCAGTAGCACCAGTACTACCTGTATATCCAGTAGCACCAGTACTACCTGTATATCCAGTAGCACCAGTACTACCTGTATATCCAGTAGCACCAGTAGCACCAGTAGCACCAGTAGCACCTGTACTACCAATCGTACCTGTTGCCCCCGTTGCGCCTGTACTACCTATATTACCAGTAGCACCGGTTGCTCCTGTACTTCCTATATATCCAGTAGCGCCTGTTGCCCCGGTAGCACCGGTCGCACCTGTAGCACCTGTACTACCAATCGTACCTGTCGCCCCCGTTGCACCTGTACTACCTAATCCAGTAGCACCGGTTGCACCTGTACTACCTACATTACCAGTAGCACCAGTAGCACCCGTTGTTCCAGTATAACCTGTTGCGCCTGTTGCACCTGTAGCGCCAGTTGCCCCGGTAGCACCGGTCGCACCTGTACTTCCTGTATAACCAGTAGCACCTTGAAAACCTATACCACCGGTAGCACCTACTAATCCAGTGGCACCACTACTACCTGTTAACCCTGTTGCACCAGTAGCACCTGTTGTTCCTATATATCCTGTAGCACCAGTACTACCTACACCAGTGGCACCTGTACTTCCCTCATCACCTTTTGCTCCAGTAAGTCCAGTAGCACCAGTGGCACCAGTGGTTCCTGTATAACCAGTAGCACCTTGAAAACCCATTGGTCCGGTAGCACCTGTACTACCTATGCCTGTAGCACCAGTTGCACCTGTGCTGCCTATCGATCCGGTAGCCCCAACACCAGTAGCACCAGTGAGTCCAGTAGCACCTACTAGGCCAGAGCCAACGATCCAACTTAAATTACCTGATCCGTCTGTACTTAATACTCGTCCGGCACCACCCCCAGTAATAATAACATTACCTACATTACCTAAATTTGCCGTAGTTGCTACTGACAAGTTATACACACCTAAATTACTTGTGTTGGCATTACCACTTACTTGCAATGTTCCAAAAACATTTACACCAGTATCGGTTATCTTCACTATGTTTGGTACTGTTGAAACACTAATTGTCACTGGTCCGTTATTCATTACAGTAACATTACTACCACCATATTCTAATTGTTTAGCAGTGGTCACATTAGATATTAGATGTCCGTCACCTACAAAATAATTTGCTGTTACTGAGTTACCTAATTGAGTATTACCGTCAATAGTTATGTTGCCGCCTACAGTTAAATCATTGCTAACTACTAAACTAGATAATGTGCCAACACTTGTTATGTTTGGTTGTGCTGCATTTACCACAGAATATGCTAATTCAGATAATGCAGCGGGTGCAAAATTAGCACCGCCGGCTTCTGATAATATTAAATTACCAATAAGCTGCATATTGGCTTGTTGTGTTACCGGATCACCTGCCGTGTTAACAACAGCAACCAATGTGTTGGCTGCTATATTATTACCTATATTTGGTAACTGTGTTATTTTGATCGCTGAGTTAGACGTTGCCATTAATTTTTCCTTTTATTTTTATAATTTTACCACGGAGTTAATGCTATTCTCTGCCATATATCATTGCCTACATAATATGTAGCTGTAGTTGCAGTTGAATTTGAACTTACTGCAACAACTGTTCCGGCAACACCATTTGTTCTTGATTGACTAACTGTAATATTTGGACTGGATACAGTCTTAATATAGTAAACTGTGTTTGATACTAATCCACCTATATTACCATTGAATATAATAGGTTCATTTACTGCACTTGTTAAACTAGACAAATTACCTGATAATGTAATTACATTTCCGCTGCTAGTTGTACTTGTCACACTAGTAGCACATGCAGTAGCATTGTATGAATCTGTTGCTACATAAACATATGATACTGGATTAGCATACATTGTACCTGAACCACCTGCTAAGTTTACATTAGCACCACCAATAGTTGATGAAACTGTGAAGTATGAATTAGAAGAAACATTTCTAACATAATAAGTAGTACCACTAGTAATGTTAGCTTCAAAGCTAGTACCAGTGAATATGACCGGTAAATCTGTGTACAACTGAGTAGTATCGCTTACAGTAAAGTAATCTGCTGCGTTAGTACTTGTGATATTTAATTGATTGAATGATGGACCAACTGCTACATCGCCTGCTACATCACCTTGTAAACCAGTTGGTGGAACAATTCGTTGTTGTATTTGTGTTGCTGCTCTTGGGCGATTGATTGGGCTGATATATAATGTGTTACCGCAATCAGTAGTAGTAATTAAGTAATTAAGCTGTGTTACACCTGCGGGTGCAGTTACTGTAACTAGTCCACCTATGTTAGAGAAATTCTCAAGTGTACTAACTCCATTGTTGTTAGCATTAGCTACTACAACATTACCAGAGAATGTAATTACTGCTAGTGAATTAGATACACTAATGTTTAGTTGTACGTTAGCTTGTGTGCCAGCTGGTGCCCAACTACCAAAGTTAAATGTAGTATTTGATGCTACTGCACCATACTGAACATCACCTAATGTTGTATCAACTAGTACAGTTCCTGCTAGTGCGTTACCTAAATTATATGTAGTTGACCTAAAACCTCTAACGCTTGCATTGCTAATAAGAGTATTAGCCATGTCGTTGTTTAATGTAGTTCCGGTTAATGCTTGTTTAACTACTACTTTGTTCTGTAAGTCTGTAATCTCAGTACCAGCTGTATTTAAATTGGTAACTATAGATGCAAAGTTATCTCTAAACCCTTGGCTGTTGTTATTGACACCGGGCACTGGATAGTTTACATTGATTGAATTTGTGTTTATGGTACTCATTGTTTTATTCCGTTATATATATTTAGTATTGCGAATTATTCGGGAGAATAGTTTCTCTTGGGAATAACACATAAAAATCTTGACTGTTAAGAGGATTTGGTACAGGGTTAGCACTAGGTAATCCAGTCCACGCAGGTGGCGTAAGATTATTATCCCAGTCATATGTAATACTCTTGTTGACTGTAAATCTATCAATATTAAAATTGATTTCATTTAATGAATATTTAACAAACTGTGGTTGTCCAGTTGTATAACTAATATATCCCCAATTTTCTTCTATGTTAGCTTTAACTATGTCAGCAAATCCTGGCTTTGTATAGCAAATGACCCATGCTTGTGTATAACCCAATGTCCCACCTGCTATCCCTGCAGCACGATTAGTAGGAGTATCTGGTTGTTGACTTGTCATCCATAATGGTAACAATGTACTATTGTAAACTTGTCCTAGTTCATCTGCTACACGATTACGCATGTTGTATAAACTATTTGGATACAACGTTCTTACAAATCCTGGCGTTAAACTAGTATAAAATGTTAAGTCTCCGTATGTATTATCTGCAAAACTTGTAAAAATATCTGTGATACTAGTATACCATGGTCCTAAATTTAAGTCAATTGGTCTTGGCCAGTATATACTACTTTCTACACTAATACCTTGTGGATTTACTAAATTATCTATTACACTACTATATACTACTTCATAAATTACATCGCCGTTCTCATCTTTTGCAACAGCCGTTTTCAACTCACCTAATGTAATATTTCTCCAGTAGTGATTTCTTGTTACTGCTGCAATATATTCTTGTATGCTGCTTGCATATATCCCGTATGCATGTTCATATATAATACTAGTTGCTTTACCAAAATAAACATCATCCGGTCTATATATTACCGCAGGTGGAATTAGTTCATCATTATCTAATAGAGTAGCCAACAATTGTCTATCTTGTATACTTGGTGCCGCTTCAATGTAAAGTATATCAGTTGGCTGACTATATTCTTGGTAAACAGTAACTGTGAATGTTTTAGTTGATTGTATTATTGCATAAGTTGGAGAATATGCTTGTATAGTAAATGTAAAATCAGTACTAGTTCCGCCTTCTAAAAATACATCAGTTGGTTGATTTGCCACGATACCTGTTATCTCTCCGTTTTCTGACAATATTAAGTTTGGAGGTAATGTGCCTGACGCAACCCTATATTGTAAATCAACATCAGACTCTGCTAATACTTTCAACGTACTAGGAGTACCATTGAATACTGTTCCTAAATTAGCACTTGTTATCCATGTTATATCACCAACTATATCTAGCGCAAGATTAAATCCAAAGTTAAATACAGGAGATCCTATATTTTCTCTGCCTGTCTTAACTGCTTGGGCAGTAAATCTATAAGTATTAATTCCAGGCAGTGCTAATGTTGGTGTACCTGTTATCCAACCAGTATTACTATCAAATGTTATTCCTGCAGGTAATCCAGCACAAATGTATGAAAGATCATTGCTATCAAAATCATAACCAATTAATTTGAATGCAAAATAATTGTCACTTTGTGCAGTGCCTATCTCTGCGTTTTGCCCGGGTGGTATTGGTGGTAATAAATAATAACCATAATATATATCAGTATCAGGTGGATTAATAACTAGCGGTCGTGTATTTAATAGTGTAGGAGGTCTAGTATTAGGTGGGTTACCTGGACCACCTTGACTTACTGGTAAATTTTGATTTATAACGGTTATTGAATATGATTGTGTAGTATTGCCTAAACGACTAACTAATCTCAATACAAAATTGTATGACCTAATTGTAGGAGATCCGGTTGATGTTTGTGGTAATGTTACTGACATATTTCCAACATCATCTGATAGTGCAAATGTACTACCGTTTTGTGATACTGATATCGAGAATGCATTTAATGTAGTATCAACATATTTAACATAATATACTTGACCAGGGGATATAGTACTGATAGTATCTCCAGTAAAGTACACCGGTCTGCCTGGCACTATGCCAGATACTGTTAAACAGTATATATAATCATCAATAGCCAATGTTGAAGTTGCAAGTGTGTATACAACTGACAATGTTTCTTCACTTATTGGTGGGGTAGGATAACCTTGAATCAATCCTTTATAACTAATTTCTAGTCCGGGCGGTATTGTACCTTCTTGCAATTCAACTACGGCTGGGTTCGATGTGTCTGGATCAGTATATCCTATTTGCAATTGAGTCCAAACACTATCTATTGTACTTAATAGTATGCCACTTGGAATAGTAAATTGCGGTAACGCAGAACCAGATATAAGCATAGAGAAAGTTCTATCCCTTATATTACCTAAGTTGTCAGTTGCACGTATAGTAAATGTAGTAGTGGTATCTTCTAAAACAAGTACGGGTATACCGGTTATATACCCAGTTACTGAGTTTAATGATAAATTTTCAGGTAATACTCCTGATAATAATTTATAGGTTACATCGGTAGCTGGACTTACTGGCTCTGCTAATACTGATAATGATATTGTATATCCGTAAGGATATGCTCCTAAAGAGCCAGCCGGGGTAGTCCAAATTGGTTGTGCCATATTATGTTGTTAAGTAATGCATCGCTATTTCATAGTGATGTTTTCTATCTTCTAATCCAATAGTACCGCCATTGATACGTTTTGTTAGTGTTACGAAATCACCGCTATCACAATATTGATTTAGTTTGTTGTTGTCCCAGAACCATCCTGCACTAGATACGGCACCATTTGGTGTTTCTAAGTAAGCAACAGTTTCTTCTAAACTCATACTTAAATCTTTTGCAAACTTAGTATAGTTATCACGACCGGTCAATTGAATTAGTCCGCGACCGCAGAAACGATAACCATCACCCGATTCTTCTGGACCATTGCTCATGCGATTAGCATATACACGATTAGCAATACGTTCTGGTTGGCGCTCATATTGTTTTGCAATAGCTTCATTTGGGAAGTATTTTTTAAATGTACCCATCAATCCTTTAGCACTATAGTTTAGATTTTCTTTGATAGCAGTATAACCACCACTCTCGTGTGCAGTCTGTGCTAAGAAGCCTGCTAATCGTGCTGGATTAACATTCATCTCATAGTATTCAGCTACCGTGTTTAGTGGTTCTAAATATCCTTCAAGAATACTTACTTTTGTTTTGGAACACATATGTGTCAATAAATCTAATGTTACCATGTTATCTCCTATTATGCGTATGTAGCACCTATTGTATACCACTGAGTAGTAGTAGGTGCCATGTATTGTAATGTAGCATTGGCACCTTGTGTGAATGCTGCGTTAGCTGCTTGACTATTAATTATACCATTGGTTTGTGGATATACCAATAAAGTGTTTGCACTATTGTTAGTTATGTAAACCACAGTTCCTGCAACTGCTGCCGGTAATCTAACACCTGTGCCAACTGATACTGCACTTACTATATTAATTTCAGTAGTCAAAGCTGTTGCTTGTGCTTGTGTTGTACCATTAGCACTAATGCTTGTTGTAACCGCACGAGTTATAAATGCAGTAGCTGTTATGTTTGCAGCTTGTACTGTACCACTAGCAGTTACATTACCTGAGAATGTTGTAGCACTAACTGTATTAGTTGCTAAGTTAAATGATATACCAGTTGGACCAACTGAATATGCATAATTTCCACTGGTTGCGCCACTGATAACTACTGGATAATATGTACCTGTAGTCTGTGCTGTAATTGCTCCGTAATCACTTACATTAGAGTATGCAACGTTTAAGTTAGCTACGCGGGTCGTGCTTTGTACACTAAATGGTGCAGTGCCTGAGGCAAGAGAAGATATAATCTGTCCTGCTATAGTTGAATTGCCCGACACATATGTTGTACCCGTGATACTTAGTGTATTAGTTGGTGCAGTGTTACCAATCCCCACGTTGCCGGTGGAGTCGATACGCATCTTTTCTGATGGCGCAGAATTTAATGCAGTGGATGTAGAAAATACCAGCTGACCCGTTGGGTATTGACCGTTGGTTCTTGCGCCAAATATTGCTGAAATAATTGCAGAAGAATACTGATTTGTGTTTGCACCTGTGATGGCCGCAAAGTTCAACTGCGCGGTGTTGTTTGTTGTGGTATCGCCGTTGACTATTGTTATCGCAGCACTACTTCCATTTAGTGTAGTGCTGGTGGCCGAACTTTGAACAACCAAAGGTCGCTGTGCTGCGACTTGGTCATACACATTGTTGACAGTGGTCCCAATCCCCACGTTACCACCGGTAGTACTAAGGAATGTATTGCCTGTAACTGTTAAATTTGCCAATGAACCAACACTTGTAATATTTGGTTGTGCTGCTGTTGTTACAGTACCTGCTGTTGTAGCACTTCCTGCACTTGCGGCATATGTTGCATTAGCTACAGTACCAGTCACATTAGCACCAACGATTGAACTTAATCCATTTCCATTACCAGTAAATACGCCTGTGTTAGCAGTAATGTTTGCTGCTGTTACAGTACCATTAACTCCTAACCCAGTTAGTGTACCAACTGATGTAATATTGCCTTGTGCTGCTGTTGTAACAGTTCCTGCGGTAGTTGCTGCACCTGATAATGCTCCAACAAATGTAGTAGCAGTAATAGAAGCATTACCTAAGTTAGCACTGATACTAGTATTGATTACCGCAGATGAATTACCATTTGCACTTGATGTAGTAAACGTTGGATATGCTGTTGTTGAAGTAGATGTATTCTGCAATAGTGCTGATGCGTTAGTTGCGTTAGCTACAGTACCAGTCACATTAGCACCTACTAGTGAACTTAATCCATTACCATTGCCAGTAAATACACCCGTGTTCGCAGTAATGTTTGCAGCAGTTATAGTACCATTTACACCAAGTGATGTTAATGTGCCAACACTAGTAATGTTTGGTTGTGCGTTAGTTGTTACTGTACCCGATGTTCCTGCTGTTGCTACACTTAAGTTAGCTACTTGTGTAGTACTTGTTACTACAAACGGAGCAGTACCACCTGCTACATTAGAAATAAATTGCGGACTAGTTACATTAGCACTTGCTAATATTTGTGCTGTTCCTAAATTAAGTACATTAGCATTACCGGATACATTTGCTGTACCAGTTATATTAGCACCAGTGCCAGTTATTACTAAAGTAGTATTACCTACTGCTACTAAATTAATATTTCCATTAGATAATGGGATGCTTACATTACTATTTCCATTAGCTAATATACCACCTATGTTACCAGTAATATTACCTACAAAAGTAGTAGCAATCAATGCACCATTTGCTAAATTAGCACTAATCAACGTATTACTGCCAAGTGCATAATTTCCAGTAGTACTTCCATTGACAAATACTGGGTAGAATGTACCAGTACTTTGTGTTGTTACAACACCGTAGTCGCTTACATTTGCATATGAGACATTAAGATTTGCTACACGATTTGTACTTTGTACACTAAACGGAGCTCCTGTCGCGGTAGCTATATTAGATATAAATTGCGGACTAGTTACATTAGCACTTGCTAATACTTGTGCTGTACCTAAATTACCTACATTAGCATTACCAACAACGTTCGCTGTACCCGGTATGTTAGCTCCAGTCGCTGTCACCGTCAATTGACTTGTTGTATTTCCAGTAACAAAGTGTGAAATATTTGCATTGGCTGTAATAGTAATATTACTATTACCATTTTGCATCAATCCGCTATTGATTGTAGTTATGTTACCTGTGGTTACTATAGCAGTGCCTGTTCCCAAATTACCGAGGTTAGCATTACCGGTTCCAGTGTTCAATGTTCCTGCTACGTTAACACCTGTGCCAGTTACTGTCATTATACTTGCATTGCCTGCTACACCAATAGTAACATTTCCATTGGTTGTGCTAATATTTACATTACTTGTACCATTAGCTATTGAATTTGCAGCGCCATATAATCTGCCGATAAAGTAATTAGCAATTGCGCTATTACCTAAATTAGCATTGGCAGAAGTTAAATTACCACCAAGGTTAGCGTATGAGCCATCTACGTTACCTAACCATGTTAAACCACGTGCATTACCTAAACTATTATATGTCACTACTTCACTAGCAATATTTACATTACTGCCAAAACTAAATTCACTATTGCTATTGTCCCATCCCATAAATGCAGTTACAGGAGCACTAGTATAATACTGTAATGCAGTACCTCTATCTTTACCATCATTAGTTGTTAATGCATTTCCATTTGGCCCGCCACCTAAAGATATTATTGGATCTTCAACATTAAATGAATCTACGTTATAGTACGTTGTGTTCCCTGCAACAGTTAAGTTACCTGCAATGTAGTTATTGGCACCGCCAAAATATGTACTACCATTTTGAATATACAATGAGTATGGATTAGTAATTGTCGTTGAACCTGAGTTTGCTGGACTATTTGCAATATAGAATGTTGCTGCATTTGTAAATGTAACACTTGCATTACTTGCTGTTAGTGTTGGTTGAGCGATTGCATGTACTGCTCCATTTGTTATGGTAGCACTTGCTGCTGCTGCATTGTCTGTATAGGTGCTAGCTAAAGCACGAATACCTAAACTACCAGTTACTGTTGATACATTAGCATTGCCGGTAGCTGCACCAGTTACTGTTTGGTTATTCGCAGTAACAGTTCCATTAGTGCCGGTAGTAGATATATTACCTCCTGTAACTATATTACCAGTTACATTTGCAATACCTGAAATATTAGCACCGGTTGTAGTAGCTGATATTGTAGCAGTTGTGTTACCTGCAACAAAGATAGAAACAGTTGTGTTCGCGCCTATAGTAACATTACTATTGCCATTTTGTATTAATGGTATATTAGCACTTGTGGTAAATATACCTTGGTCTGCTCCTATGTTACCTACATTAGCATTGCCAGAAATATTAGCTGTACCGATGATGTTAGCACCAGTGTCACTAATCACCATTGTACTATTGCTTATAGCAGTAAATGTAATATTTGAATTACCTGTGATAGAAATGTTACTGTTACCGTTAGCTAATTTACCGATGAAATTAGCACTAATAGTATTACCTGCAACTGTTAATAATGGAGTTTGCAACAAACCATTACCAGTAGTAAAAGTAAATCCTGCGTTACCAGAGAATTTACCTAAATTACCACCACTGCCTTGAAATTGAACTTCAGTAGCATTACCACCAGCGACACCATTGCCAGCTGTAACAGCAGACCACGATAAGTTACCTGCACCGTCTGTAACGATAGTATATCCAGCGCCTCCGCCTGGGATATGTAAATTACTCACACTAGAGATATATGTGTTTGAGCCGGTAAAATTTGCACGACCTGAAACATTCAAACTAGTTAGAGTGCCAAAACTAGTTAAGTTAGGTTGGTAATTTGAATTGCTTGATAAGTTACCATTGAAAATTGATAATCCGTTGTTAACATCAGCAAAGTAATTAGAATATACATGATCAGGATTAATATCAATAACTAATGTTTGACTAGACTGTGTTATTAATGCGTTACTTCCACTATTACCACCTCTACCCATTTTCAATGAACTAGTAGAAACTTGTAAACATGCAAGATTAGCTGATACAACAACGTTACCGGTTGGAAAATTAACTGTAATGCCTGCACCAGGTGTTCTGTTGATAGAAGTTACAGTAGTATTTGCGTTAGCACCGAATAGTTGGTCAAAGTTGTTTTGTACTTTATTGAAAGCTGTACGTATCGCATCGGCTGAAGGATCATCTGGAAATGTTCCAAAGTCTATATTTTGTTGGCTCATGTTTGTATTACCTATTTATAATGTATTTATCGTTATTTTAGAAACAGTGAGCCAAAAAAATACCCGACTGTTTGCCGGGCATTTTAAGTTACGATTCTTTTATAGACCGCTTAATTTTTTGTAATCTCTTAATAAGTCTGTTGACTCTTTCATTGGGCTACCTAATCCATCAACACCCATGCGACTCTTTTGACTTGATACAACTGGGATAGTTGTTTGACCAGTAGATTTTTGTTTGTTCAATCCACCACTGATAACTTTAGTCATAAAGTCAATGTCAGCTTCGAATGCTGCATCTGTGCCGTTTTTACCAGCTTCGTTAGCCCATTCGTCTATCTTTTTCTTGTCTTTCTTGTCATCGTATTCAATGTCTTTTTTTACTTTCTTGCCAGCTTCTTCTGCTTTGTCATCGTCTTTACCTTTATGACCTTCATCATATTCGATATCCTTAGCAACTTTCTTAGCAGCTTTTTCTGCTTTGTCATCTTTCTCACTAGTTGATTCTTCTGAAAGCATTGATATTTTTCTGAACAGATTAAAGAAACTTGATTCTGACATTGTTTCGCACTTGCAAGGATTGCAATCGCATTTACTACAAGTGTCATCTTTGTCATCACTTTCTTCTACGTTTTCAACGTCATCTACTTCTGTCTCTGCTTCAGCTTCATCATCGCCATCTTCAGACATTGGCTGTGAATATACTTGACCTTCTTCTTCATCTTCCCCTGCATCTGCTGTTGCTAATGCACTATTAGTTGATGCATTACCTGCAACATCAGCATTAGTATTATCAGCACCAGAATCAGGAGCATTTGTTTCAGCTACTTCGTATGCCATTTGGTCTTCTGATTCTACTTCATCAACCATTTCTTTGTCACCATGGTCGCAACCACATGACTCGTATGCCATACCACATTCATTGCAAGGCTCTTCTTCGCCGTGCATATGTTCTTCAGACCCTTCTTCACTTTCGTAATCACCATCTGATGGCATATCACCGCCACCACTTAATTTCTTCATTAGTGCCATCATGCCGTCATGGTCATCAACTACACTGATACCACCGTGAGCACCTGCACTACCTTGAGGTGCATTGAAACCTTTTTCTTCACCGCCAAACAAGCCCATGCCCGCTGATTTGATGATAGATAGTAACTGATCTGCTTCACCGTCTTGTGCAGACACACTTACTGAATCAGGAGATCCTTGTTGCCCTTTGCTGATAGAAACAGTCATACCCTCTGATACTTCTTCACTCTCAAGTAATGAATTCAATTGCTTATCTAATGATTCAAACGCAAATTCATCTAAATTTGAATCATAACGTGTTCTATCAGTAAATGTTTGTCCACCTACTTTAAACTTACCACCATGTGGTGTTTTAGCAAGGCCGGCTGTGAAAGCATTGCCTTCATCCATGCCCATGTCATCTGCACCATAACTAGCCATTGTACCTACTTCAGGAGATACTTCATCAACTGCTGTGCGACCTAATATTGGCATTTGACCATAGCACTCATCCAAACCTTCTTTAAAGCCTTCGTGATAGTGTCTTGCTTCTTCCATGTCATCGTGTGAGCAACTGTATGGCATTTTTCTTAATGCATGACTCTTACCTTCAAGTCTTGCTGCTTGTAGTTTATGATCCATACTTTCTTTCACTTTCTTTTTATCTTTTGCGGCTTGCTTCATTGGCTCTTTTTTGTTGCCGTCTTTATCTAAGTCTAAGAAGTCTGGCTTTGACCCTTCTTCTACTTTTTCAATATCTTTAGTGACTTTCTTGCCAATCTTTTCAGCTTTGTCATCTTTCTTAGCGAAAGGATTAACACCTTTTTTGCCTTCTTCTAAGCTGTTAGGATTGCGTCCACCTGTGCTGATTGGGCTTGATTGAGCAAAGTGTTGTGGAGCTTCTGCTTCTTTGATTTTTTTTAATTGTGCGCCTGCAATTTTTGTAGCAGCTTCTTTACCATACTTAGGTGTTAGTTTACGAACTAATGCATCAAAGCCTGTAGTAGCATTGTTGTGCTTACCTACATCTCCTGTTTCTTTCATTGGGGCAACTTGTGAACCTGCACCTGTTGCTGGTGTAGCGCCTGGTGCAGTTGGAGCAGCACCGGGTTTCTGCATTGACATTGTACCATTTTTAGCTGCTTGTACTACTGCTGGGTCTTGTGTAGTAATTGCTGGCATATTAGGATTAGCAGGATCTTTAATCATAAATGCTGGTTTTGATGCCATTTGCTGTTGTTGTTTTTGTTGTGATGTAGCTGGCATTGGTTGAACTGCTAGTCCTGCTTCACTTAATGCATCATCTAATTGACTAAAATATTCTTTAAGACTGTGTTTAACACTTGGTTTGCCTGTTGGTTTAGGTGCTTTGCCCATGCCCATTGCTTTGCTTAGTGCTGAACTGTCGTATGATTTAACTTCACCTGATGCATCTGCATTCTTTGGAGGACGACCTTTGCCGCGCTTTATAGCTGGAGCATCACTCATCTTAGATAGACTTGCACGACCGATTGGCTTACCATATTGGTCAGTAACATCTTCTGACCCATATCTATTTCCATAACCGCCTGGGCCTGCTTTGTGAACAGTTGACTCACCTTCGGTTAATTGGTCGAATGATTTTAATATATCTCTAATATCCATTTTCTTTTCCTTAACGGTTATATGCTGCGCCAGTCTTTGGCTTCGGTGGCATCTTAATAGTACTCATTGGACTCTTATCGCCCAACTTCTTATCATCTAGATATGGTTTGAACGGGTCAAACGCATCTTTTGTTCTTGTTCCTGCGTAAGGAATATCAATCATGCTGTCTTTAGTCTGTTCTTTGATTGATTGTAGATATGAATCGCCGTATGCTTTGCTTGCTTGTTTAGCATCTGGCTGCTCACCCATCTGTTCTTTGTCAAGTAATGGGCTATTTTTCATTTCATTCTCGTATCCAGCCATTTCACTATCGACGCTATCATCATAGGCAGTAGATACCACACGCACCATATTTACATTGTAACCGCATAATTGAGCAATCTGTTGTATCATTGGTTCTGTAGCTGGATATCTAAATTCAGCTTTGATGATAGTAACACTCTCGTTCTCTAAATTAGGGAAACCGTATGGTGATTTCTGTATTGGAGTACTCTTTGGCTCACTTATTTCCACTGGGTCAAACTTGTTTAGATTGTACTTAAACATATCTAAAAAGTTCTTGTCAATGGTGCCGGCAATTTTGATAGTGTAGTTGTAAGTATGTACACTTTCCATGATATATTGTTTGAGGCTTCGCATTTTTTATTCCTGTATATCTTATTTATCTTTTTAAGTGGATTTTGCAGCCAACATCTTAAGCAACTCGTTTCTGTCAAGTTCTCTGCCTTCACCCACTGGTGTAGCTTCAATCTCTTTTTCTCTACTTGCTTCTTTTTGATCTAATTGTGCTTTTTTCAGTTGCAAATCAATCATCTTTAACTTCTTATTTAGTTTAGCAGTTTTTGCTGTGATTGCGTGTCCCAACATAGTTCCTGCAACGTTGAATATCTCACTAGCATATCTGCTATCAACTTGCATCCCTAAATCCATCAAATCTTTATAACTAGATTGTGCTAATTCAGCTAATGAATCCATCTCATTGTCGGCAGCTTCTAAACCACGTACTTGGGGTAATGCTTGTTCTATTTTTGATAGACTGTCTAATGCGTCAGTGGTGATTTCCTGTGCATTATCTGGGGTTGGTTTCGCCAAGTCATCTATATCGTCTTGTGGAAGTTCAAAGAGGTCCTCTAATTTTTTTGTCATAAAAGTATTTAGTTACTTTCGTGACCCGTTTCTAAAAAGGTCATCTTCTGTGATAACTCTGAATGTAAAACCTTGCGTCTTACAATAGGCCATAGCTGATTGCCATTTAGCATGATTAACCGCTACCACAGCACGGTCTCTGGCACTTGCTACTCTGCTTTCAATTAGACTTTGCTTTTTAGGTTTAATCTCTACAACTTCGGCTAGTTGTTTACCATACTTATTTTGATATACTACAAAGAAGTCTGGTATATAGTTGTGTATTTTACCATCTAATGGGCTACGATATGGAATAGCCATCGATTCACTTGCCCAGTGTGTCACACTTTTATGTGTATCACAAAAGGTCATGAATGTTAGTTCCCATCCTGACCGATATTTAGGTTTATGTTTACCTACATACTTTTGTGGATTTTTAAGAGTGTATATACCTTGTGCCCAGTTTGCCATAATTACTGCACAATGTTTCGTGCTACTGTTTGATTTGGTTTTGGTAAAACACTTGTACCATATAGTGTGGTTTTGTTTTTGAAACTATTAAGATAATATGCAAGTATTTGATTTAGTTCCATCTTTTGTTTACCTTTAAGTTGGTTCAATAGATCAAGTACTGGTATCTGAGTTTGTTGTGCAATTCTGAATAATATAACAGTAAAATTATCAGCTATGTTTACTGAATCACATATTGAAGTAAAGTATGAATGCACGATATCATACTCATTGGGGTTGACAATGAGGTTGAAAGAGTAAAACGAATCAAAAATTCTGATTGTTTTATCTATAGAGTTAGATTTACGATTGTCTATTATACTTGGCATATTTTATTTATCAATCAATAGTTTGATTTCTATTTCTGCCATATTGTTGGAAAGCATAACTAGGAACTTGATATCCAGCTGGGTTGTCTCCTAATTGTACAGGGCCTTGTTGTGCATTAATAATTTGACCTGCTTTGTTTTCTATTGCAGTAGTTTGACTTGCACTTGGAAAATTAAACATAAGATTTCTGGTATTAGTTTGTTCTGCTCCAGCAGACAATCCAGCAACAGTCTCTGAAATAGGACCATTTAACGTATTAGGATTTTTAATTGAATTATATGCAACTAGACTAGGATTATTCATGCCACTGCCATATCCCCCTACCATTGCTCCTGTACTACTAGTAACTGCACCGCCATTAGCTTCTACTAATCCTTGCTGCCCTTCAACAACTGAATTTGCACCCTTTGGTGTTAAAGTACTTAATCTCCTATCATAGCTTCCGTCATCAGCAAACCCAGTAGCTATATTACTTGGATCCTGCCCATCGATTGCCCCTTCGTTATACACAACTGTTTCATAATCTATAGACATTTGATTTTCCATAATGCCTGTGCCTTGTGCATAGTCATATGTATCATGTGTAAATCTTGTTATAATAGGGTTCAATAATGTGTAAGCAGAAAAAAGATGTCGGTTAAATCCAAAGATAGTAATATTCTTAAAGAATGGTACCTTGACCCCATCTGCATTATTGTTTTCACCTATATAGCCCCAATCATTATTCCCTGTGATAGAAGGTTGATATTGATTTCTATTATTATATCTAGCTTCAGTAGGATTTATTATTGTTCCGCCGCCGCCTTGTATTGGTTGACTTGCTGCCCCTCTATTACCAGAAAATACTACCTCAGGAGTAGTACCATCAAAATAATAATAATTATAATATGCTTTCCATAATGCTCTTATAGTTCCACCTAAGTTAGGTGTACCTAACCCTGAACCATTGTCATCGTGGAATGTAATATCTATTGGATCGTATTTGATTTTTGTTTGTATAATTCTTTTACGATTATACTGGTTCATTGTGGTAGTGTCAATATTGTAACTAGGAAGTTTAATTGTTTTTACTAACACCCCGTAATTATTACCAACTGCATCTGGAAATGCTTCTGGATTTATCTTAAAATAAACATGAAATAAGTATTTGAATTTAGGAGTGTTTTGATAATTCCCATTTTCTCTGAATATTTTACTTGCGTGAGTAAAATCACGCAAGGTTGCTTGTCCGGATGTAGTCGTACCTGGTCTACGTGGGTAAGCACGTTGAATATTATTAGGTAAACTACCCTGATTAAAAGTATCAGCCATGTTTAATAGCCAATTAAAATATTATATACCGGCGCCAATACCAGTAGCGATATCTCCAACTGTTCTCTGAATAGCTTCACCTACACCTACTAAGCCACCACCAGCTGATTGAATTGCATTATCATAGCGTAATGTTAGTGCAATAGTTACTGCTTCGTTAGTTGCATAGTTCAATGTGTTATAGTTTGCTGTTTGTACAAAGCAACCATATAATTCCCATGTTTCTAGTACAACAGGACCTTGAGTTCCATTTCCACCATCTAATATTTCGATATTGGTTTGGAATTTATAATCTTGACCGCTTGCTGCACTTGCTTGTTCAACAAAGTCCATTTGCTTCTGTAGTTGTTGTCCTACTAAAGCAGATACTGTGCCTGATGCATCATCACGAATGTTTATAGCAAGTGTTTGCCATGTTGCCTTGCCTGCCAAATACATAGTTGAGTTATATATTGGTAATGTAATTTCTTGAAATTGAACTTGTGGTCTAGCGCAGTCAATAACTTGTTTAGTTAGACTTACAGTCTCCCCGACGGTTCCAAAATTTAAGAAATTTACCCTAAACCTAAATTGTAATTTAGGCATTAATAAGCCCTGATTGCCGCCGGCATTATCAGATGCTACTGTCATGTTGAACAATGATTGTGAGGCTGTTGCCATTTTATGTTTCTCCTGTTAATATTATTTATCTTAAATTAAAGATAACCCCTTTCGGGATCATCTTATAATGATGCTATCTCACCTGTGTTTAATACTCTGACTGGAATATAGATGAATTCAGCTGCCTTGACTGGTTCAATTGCTACATCTACCCATAATTCATTTCTATCTATTCTTGCAGGAGTATTGTTGGAATCGTCACAAATTACAAGATAATCGTATATACCTCGTTTTGCAACTAAATCAACCATCAACGTTTGTATAACTGCTTGAATTTGATTACGTGTTAGTGCATCATTTGGTTCAAATACGAATGGTCTTGCTGCTAATTCTAGTTGTCTACGAACATAAGCAATCAATCTAGCAACATTGGTTCTATCTAAAGCACTTTGACTATCGTAACTTGTCTTGTTACCGTAATTTAACAATCCAACACCAGTAAAGAATACTAATGGATTGATAAAGTTAATATACAATACATCACGAATCCCTAAACGTGTCTTGATAGTTATAAATTCACCTGTAGTACTATCTAAGTAACCAATGTTTGTAGCATTGTCAATATTACCTCTACGTGTGCCTGCTGCTGCTAACCAAGGATAAGCAATAGTGTCATTACGTAAGAAAGTACGCAACATCATGTGACTTGCTGGTACAGCAACAATATTACCTGATAAGTCTGAAGTCAATCCGCTTGGATAGAATAGTCCTAAGTAAGTATTACGTGTTACACAACCTTCTTCACCTGTGCTTGTAGCACCTGCTGCATTAGTTGCCCATGCTTGAATCGCTGTAGCATCTGCTGGTAATCTCATTGGAGTATCACCTAAGATGTATGCTGTCTCACCGCGATCCGCATTCAATACAACCATATTAGGTTGTAATTCTGGATAGTTAGGTGTAGCCATCAAGTTAAAGAAGTTGTCTTGGTCACGCAAATCAGTATTAGTATCAATAGCTGAACGCAATGCTTTTACAACCATTTGACGTTGTGCTTTGCGACCCATATATGGGCTACCATTACTTTGTAAACCACTTACACTTAACCATGTTGCAGTCTCATCTGGTAATGTATCGTCTGGATATTTTGTACCAGTGAAGTAGTTTAATTGATACTCCTTAACATTGTATCCCGAACGGCGTGTGTTGAACAACAACATACCTGTTGGATATAGTGCAGGATCGGGTGCATCTAAATCTAAATAGTCACTAGTTAAAAGACTAGTGATTGTTGGAATAGGATCGTCAACTATATTAGTTACACCATTTGTTGCCCAACGTGCATCAGCAAACAATACACCAGTCGAACTAGTTTGATTACTGTTGTCAATCAATACCCACATGTCCATCATACTGACTGAATCATACTGCCAACGACTGATAACTGGATAATTCTCTAATGCAGCAGCACTAGTATCAATCCATAGATCACCGTAAACTAAAGCTGTATCATCACTTTGAGTAGTCGGTTCAGTAGCACTAACTATAGGACCGTTTGGATCAGTTGCATTTACACCACTGTGAGCAGGGAAGCCATTGGTATCATAGTTTATATTTTTATAACCATTCCATTGGCCATTTGCTTGAACCATGATATCAACTTCATCAACAACGCTATAGTACCATGGTGTTCCATTTGCTGGATTTGCAACTGGTGCAATCTCATTGATTGTATATGTTAAATCTTCCCAATTACTTATTTGTGTACTATACAATGTAATTGCAGTTCCAGAAACTAATGTAACAGCAGTAACACCACCGCTACCATTTACTGAAGCAACTTTAACTACTACATCATTTGTAGTAGTTGCACCGCCTAATAGTGCTCCGCTTACTGTTAATGTATTACCAACTGCATAACCTGTACCTGCTGTTGTTACTCCGGCGCCAGTAACTTGATAACTATTGTACACAGTTGTACCAATATTAACTGTACAATTTGTACCAGCACCGCCTGTAGTAGCTATGCTAGTAAACGTAGTTGGGAATGAAGGTCCTCTTTTAACGTAATTAGTAGTACCAGCTATAAATCCAGCTTGAAGTAAGATACCAGCACTTTTTCCTTTATTAGCACCTGCTGTTTGTATATAATCATTTAGTACAATTTGTCCACCTTCAGTATGAGTCAATACTACTGCACCGTCGCTATTAACTTCAGCAGAAGTATATTGTATATTTTGTGCAGACCATGCTGTAACAAATTGTGTAGGGGTGCAATTATCTGGAATAGTCACCGTGTAAGTAGATGATAGTGATGAACTATTTGGAATACTTGTTTGTACATATAAACTAGCTGAACCTAAACTATAATTTAGATTAATAATGAAATCAGTTTCAGTTCCTATAGCAATTGTAGGGCCTGTTTCCCCTTTAATATACATCTCTGTAGGTGAACTTAAAAAGACTTGGCCTCCAGATGAAGTAGCTAAGGAATTATATTGTCCGTAAATAGTTCCTGCTGGAATAGCTTGACCACCAGTTGCATCTAAACTAGAATCAATAGACCAATCATTTAATGCTAGGTTAACCGTTTGTGCTGTCCAAGCAGCAGTTACTGCATTGTATTTTGATATTACAGGATTTAATCCCATGCCGTTCGCACCAACTTTGATCCAAACTGAACCAGTTGGATGTGGATATTGTTGACTGCTTGTCCACAATGGCATTTCTGCTGAAGTTCCATATTGAACTTGTGGTTGATAATAGATTCCTGTTTCTATTCCTAAATCTTCTAATACTGTGCCTGTCTCACTGACTATTTGAAGATATGGGTTATTGGTAGTATTTTGCATTGAATTTATTACTAATTTACCAGAAATATTTCGTGCTTGTAAGAAATAATAATTCAAGTTATTAATAGCTGTTACAAGTCCAGTTACAGTATTATTAGGACCTGCAGGAACAGTAACAGTAATATTAAATAATCCATTAAAACTCAATACAAAAGAGTCTCCTGCGGTCAATGTAGGACTAGAATTTGTTGTTTGGATAGTTGGCCATGAACGTGCCCAATTTCTAGAACCCAATACTGTCCAGAAATTAAATATAGTTTTATAAAAATATTGATTGCCATCTCCATAGCCTGAACCATAGTTAGGAACAACACAATAATCGCCTATGTTTCCAATACTATCTAATGGGAATCCACCTGATATATAAGCAGTATCATTTATAACGATTGGAGTTTTTTCTGTAAATGTACCAGTAGTGGCATTGAATTGATAAATTCCATAATCACTGGTAGTTATATTTTGCCAGTATTGATTAGCAGTTGGTGCTCCAGATGGACGTGCAACTGTGCCTACAAAAGCTGCTAAATCAATATCTGCTCTTAAGCAATATACACGATTGGTAACACCAAGTGCAGAATATGCAGCTAACAAGCCGTATTCATTTAACTCGTAACCTTGAATAGGTGTTCCATTTGTTGTTGTATAGAAGAAAGGTACGCCGTAGAAATCTGACAAATCTTTTTGACTTGTGATTTGATACAATTTTCCTGCGTTAGCAGCAGTAGTACCAGCAGCTACACCAGTTCCAGACGGATTTGATTTATTTTGTGCTGTTGCGAAAACTACTAGCGGTACTGAATTAGTTGCGGCTGGTAAGTATTGACTTTGGTCAATGATTGTTACTTGTACGCCTGGAGATGTTAATGCCATTTTATTTTTCCTTTAGTAAAATTATGAGGTTTACAACCTGATTGCATACTATTATTTATGATTAA